AGTTTCGCCCGGGCGTTAACCGAGAAACCACTGCTTACTCAAATGAAGGTGGGTGGTTTGACTGTGATATGGTGCGGTTTCGGTTTGGCACCCCTGAGAAAATTGGAGGATGGCAAAAGTTGTCCTCCAGTACCTTTTTGGGAACCTGTCGGGCTCTTCACCCGTTTGTGGCGCTCAACGGTTCTAGCTACATAGGTGTTGGTACGCATTTAAAATACTACATTGAAGAGGGCGGCGGGTATAACGACATAACCCCTATTCGAGTAGCAACTTCCGCGGGCGACGTAGCGTTTGCCGCGACCAACGGCTCTTCTGTACTTACTGTTGCGGACGCGGCCCACGGAGCAGTTCAAGGCGACTTTGTTACCTTCTCTGGCGCAGCGACTCTTGGAGGCGTCATAACGGCGGCGGTTTTAAACCAAGAATATCAAATATCTAACATTGTAAACGGCAACAGCTATAATGTTGTGGCGAGGGCCGTGGCTTCTCTTTCGCAGATTACTATAAATGGTCAGTATACTCCCACGCCAATCGCGGCCAACGGATCAGACTCCGGCAGCGGGGGCGGTTCCATTGTTGGAACGTATCAAATCAACACGGGTTTGGACACGGCTGTTTTAGGTAACGGCTGGGGAGCAGGTACATGGAACACTGGAACGTGGGGCACGGCAGCGGATATATCTACTCCGGGCAGTAGGCTGCGTATTTGGAGTCACGATAATTTTGGAGAAGACCTTATTTTTAACGCCAGAAACGGCGGCATATTCTACTGGGACAAGTCTGAAAGCAATTCGACGTTCCTGCCGGGAGTTGCAATATCTGACTTAGCGGGAGCGGATTCGACGACGCCTACCATTGCTAAACAAGTTATGATTTCAGACCGGGACCGACATGTAATTGTTTTCGGGTGCGATGCTCAAGACGATATAGGAACACAAGACCCCCTTTTAATTAGGTTCTCAGACCAAGAGAACCCTTTGGTTTGGTCGGCACAAGCAACTAACACGGCGGGTGATCTTAGGATCGGATCGGGTTCCGAAATTATCACGGCAGTAGAAAC